TAGTGGTTTCGGATCGCAAATTTTTTCTAGGCACAACGGCACAAATGTTCTTACAAATCTCAGGCTATGAGACAAGTGAGACAGCGTCTATGAAAAAGCTAGTAAAAATGCGGAATTATACCACGAAATAATATTTACGCTATTGTAAGAAGTGTAAGGAATTTACATTTTTATATGCCTCTGATAACTAGGAAGGAAGCAGCAGAAAAAATGGGTGTAACTATCCAGGCTGTATATGGTGCTATAAAAGAAGGCCGTCTTACGGCAATGACGGATGACAAAGGAAAGATTGTAATCAACAGCGATACATTAGAAAAAGAGTGGTATAGCAAATCTGCTTTTAAAAGAGTAAGAACTGCAAACAAGGACAATAATGTAGTTGTCCATAGATCCCGACTTAGTAAAACAGATGAGTCAATACCAGAATATGAAGAAAGCAAAGCAAGAACAGAGCATTTAAAAGCAGAATTATTAGAACTAGATCGAAAAACGAAAGAAAAAGAGTTAGTGCCTATGGAAGATGTTGAAAACAAGTGGTGCGACATCATTACTAATGCTCGAACCAAGTTATTAGGTATTCCAGCTAAAGCAAAACAAAGAATACCTGATTTAGATGCAAATGCGGTGTCTTGTTTAGACGATATTGTTCGTGAAGCACTAGAAGAGCTATCAGCAGCATGAATAATCTCTTAAAACTCGAAAAAAAGGCTTATTTGTCCTTTAAACCGCCTAAAAAGCTTAGTTTGAGCCAATGGGCCGATAATTTTGCTTATCTTTCCGCAGAAAGTTCAGCCGAGGGTGGTAGATGGAGAACTCTTCCATATCAAAAAGGGATTATGGATGCCATAACTGATCCAAATGTTGAGCAAGTGACAGTTATGAAGTCAGCTAGAGTCGGATATTCTAAAATTTTAAATCATATTATTGCATATCATATTCACCAAGATCCCTGTCCTATCATGGTTTGTCAGCCAACAATAGAAGATTGTCAGGGCTATTCTAAGGAAGAGATAGCTCCGATGTTGAGAGATACTCCATGTTTGCATGGATTAGTAAGTGATCCTAAGTCAAAAGACGGTAATAATACGTTATTACAGAAAAATTTCCCTGGAGGAACATTATCTTTAGTTGGTAGTAATAGTGCTAGAGGTTTTAGAAGAGTATCTAGACGTATTGTCCTGTTTGATGAGGTAGATGGCTATAGTGCCTCGGCTGGAACTGAGGGAGATCAAATAAAACTTGGTATTAGAAGAACAGAATATTATTGGAATCGAAAAATAGTAGCTGGATCAACACCAACGATAAAAGACTTTAGTCGTATTGAAAGATTGTTTTTGCAGACTAATCAAATGCGTTATTACGTCCCCTGTCCAGAATGCAATCATATGCAATATTTGAAATGGTCAAACATGAAATGGCGAGATAATGATCCCGATACAGTTGCATATGCTTGTGAGGATTGTGGTTGTTTGATTCCACATAGTAAAAAAAGATGGATGGTAGAAAGAGGAGAGTGGCGAGCTACAGCACCAGGTAATCCAAAACACGTTGGGTTTCATATATGGGCTGCATATTCTTATTCACCTAATGCTAGTTGGTCTAATCTTGTTGAAGAATTTTTACAAAGTAAAGATGATCCAGAGCAGTTGAAAACTTGGATTAACACGATTTTAGGGGATGTTTGGGAGGATCAATATGCAAGCAAGGTTGGTGCAGAAGGTCTTATGGAAAGAGCATCACTTGAGACTTACAAACAAGGTATACCACCTAGTAGCGTTCTCAGTTTGTGTCTCGGATGTGACGTACAAGATGACAGGCTTTCTATGAGTCTCTGGGGCATAGGACGTAATGAGGAAATGTATTTAATAGATAGAAAAGTTATATATGGTAGCCCTGCAAGAGCAGATTTATGGAAACAGATGGATGAAGTGTTAATGAGTGAATATACAAACGAAGATGGTAAGAAAATGAAAATAGATAGTGCTGCGATTGATACAGGTGGTCATTTTACGCAAGAAGTTTATCAATATGTAAGAGAAAGAACTCAGCTCGGACTAATTGGAGTTAAAGGTATGGGACAGAAAGGAAAACCTCCTATTGGCAAACCTAGTAAGGTAGATATTAATTTTTCTGGTAAAGCTTTAAAAAGAGGTGTGCAGTTATTTCCTGTAGGAGTAGATGTTATAAAATCAACACTTCATAATAAATTAAAAGATGCAGAACCTGGAGAAGGATATATTCATTTTTATCCAACAATTACACATGATTATTTTGAAGAATTAACGGCAGAGAGACAGGTGCTTAGATATAAGCATGGATATCAAGAACGTATTTGGGTCAAAAAAAGTAATGCAAGAAATGAAGCTCTTGATGAAATGGTATACGCATATGCTGCTTGGCAAAGATTATTGCAAAAATATGACAGAAGAACAATCTTTGATCAATTTGAAAAAAGATTAAACCCCCCTGAACCTAAAAAGGATAGTAAGCTATCATTAAATCGTACTAATTCGACTAAAAACTCGAATTTTGTCTCTAATTGGTAAAAAATGACCTTTCCTAAAACTATAAGAGCAGGAGATTATATTCAATGGAATATACCAGCATCACAAGATTATTACGGAAACAGTATAAGCAGTCCAGATTGGTCGGTTGTTTATTATCTCAGAACAAAAGTAGGTGCAATAGGTGCAACTGTTAATAGTTCAGCTTATATAGATGGTTTTAAATTTACAATTCCAAGTAATGTTTCAGCTACTTTTTTAGCAGGTGATTGGTTTTATCAGGCTATTGCAAATAAATCAGGAGCAGAAAAACAAACTATAGCTTCTGGACAATTTGAAGTTTTAAAATCTTTAGAATTTTCTGGTACTGCTAGTAGTTATGACGGCAGATCACAAGTAGAAAAAGATTTAGAAACAATCGAAACTGCGATAAGGAATTTAATTAGTGGTGGTCTTATTAAGGAATATAAGATTGGCACTAGAAATGCAAAGAAATATGAATTAGCAGAATTATTAACTCTTAAGAGTCAATATAAAGTAGAACTTGTAAGAGAAAAACAAGCAGAAACAATGGCAAATGGTCTGGGCAATCCAAGAGCAACATTTGTTCGTTTTGATGGAGCATACTAATGGGAATAAGATCTAACATCGCAAGTGCAGTAAAAAGAGTTTTAGGTTTTGGTGGCAATGCAAAACCACTTAGAGGTCTAAGGGCATATCAAGGTGCATTAGTCTCTAGACTTACACAAGATTGGATGAGTAGTCAGTTAAGTGCTGATGCTGAGATTAGGAATAGTTTGCGTAAATTAAGAGATAGATCCAGAGAACTTGTAAGAAATAATCCATATGCAAGACAAGCTAAAAGAACAACACAAATTAATATTGTCGGAACAGGAATGAAATTTCAATCTCTTGTCTTACAACAACGAGGTGGGAAAAGAGATCAAAGAGTAAATACTTTAATAGAAGAAAAATGGGCAGAATGGTCAGAGGCTAATAGTTGCGATTGTGCAGGTAAGTACAGTTTTCATCAATTTGAATGGTTAGCAGCAGGTGCATTATGCGAATCAGGTGAAGCTATTTTTAGGATTGTAAGAAAACCATTCGGTGATTCAAATGTTCCTATTGCTCTTCAAATGATTGAAAGTGATTTGTTAGATGAAGAATATGATGACAAATTACTTAATAAAAATAATGAGTGGAGAAATGGAGTTGAAGTAGATGAGTGGGGTAGACCTGTCAGATATGCAATTCTAACCAAACATCCAGGAGATGCATATTATTTAGATTATTCTGCAAATCGTAAATTACATATATTTATAGATGCAAAAGATATCATTCATTTATTTTTACCCGAAAGACCTGGGCAAAACAGAGGAGTACCTTGGTTTCATAGCGTGATGGCTGATATGCATCAGCTACAGGGATATGAAGAAGCTGCTGTTATAAGAGCTAGAGCAGGTGCAAGTATTATGGGATTTATTCAAAACGATCAAGGAGAGTTGATTGGAGATGAAGTTCAGAATAATCAGAGAATACAAACTTTTTCACCTGGAGAGTTTAGATATCTAGCACCAAATGAGTCAGTACAGATACCTGACATTGATTA